GAGCCGTACTCCACCGATGCCACCGTCGGAAAGGCTCGGGCTCAGGCCGCCTGGCTGAACCGCTACTGGCGCACCACCGACAGCGGCGCACGACGGGCCGTTGAGCAATCCACCCTCGATCATCTCATTTACGGAGACGGCTATGGCAAGGTCAACCACGCCCTCACAGGCGAGGAGGGCGTCGAGCGCACCGACATTTCTGTGGAGAGGCTCTCCCCGTGGGATGTGTGGCTCGATCCATTTTCTGATGGCCTCTACAACGCCCGCTGGGTCTGCCAGCGGATCCGCACCACCTTCGGGGAGTTGGAGGCTGACCCCTCCTATTCCAACCTGGCCGACCTGGAGTTGGGGCTGAACACTGCCAAGGATGGCAGTGAGCGGTCTGTCAAGGACCGTGCCAAAGATGTTACGGCGGCAGAGGGGGACAAGGCGTACTCCTGGGTCGAAATTTACGAGTACTGGGATCTGGTCAGCAACGAAATGATCGTCTTCTCGACTTCTGCAGATTTGCCGCTGAAGGTCATCTCAGAAACGAAATGCCCGATTGTGACTCTTGAGAACAATCTGCTGCCCAACAGCCCGTACCACATGGGCGACCTCGAACAGATCTACTCGCTCCAGATGGAACTCAACAAGTCCCGTTCCCAGATGATCACCCATCGTCGGCGCAACATCACGAAGTTCGTCATCCGTGAGGATGCTTGGAACGCTCAAGCGGAGGCGGCCCTCACCTCTGAGGTTATCGGTGAGGTGGCCAAGATCAAGTCCAGCGAACCGCTGGGATCAATCTTTGCCACCATCGCCCCGTCAGGGCTGTCAGCCGACGCCTACAACGTGTCCGATCTGATTGAACGGGATGTGAATGCCATCACTGGCGTGAACGAGTATCTGCGTGGCGTAGCCCCGCAGATACGCAAGACGGCCACAGAGGCATCAATCATCGAGGGGGCTTCGAATATCAAGGCTGCTCACAAGCTGGCTCGGGTCGAGACCTTCGTTCGGGATCTGGGAACCACAGTCCTCGCCGTCGGGGCCGACATGTTCCCGATCACCGCAGCCAACGAGGAGGAGCTGTTCATTACAGGCAAGGACGCTGAGGTGCTGAACAAGGCCGAGCAGGCCGATCGTGTCAAGGGCATTGCTGAGAGGGGTATCGGTGAAGTGGAACCCGCTCAGCTCTCAGACATCGTTTCCAAGGAAGTGCAGGGGTCGGACATCTACGGGGATGCCACGGTGAACGTCAGTGCGATGTTCGGTGGCGTCTACCAGGTCGAGGTCGTGCAGAACTCGACCGAGCTACGGAACCCCATCTTCAAGGAGCAGAAGTACCGCGAGATGGCTCAGCAGCTCACCGCTGCTGTGCCGCAGCTTATGGAGCTGGGCGTCACCATCAATCTCCAGAAGGCGTACGAGCTGTGGTTCGAAGCTGCAGGCATCCAAGACGTGGACGACATGTTCTCACCAGCTCAGAATCCAGCGGCAGGGTTCCCAGCGCAGGCCCAGCCCGGGCCTGTCGAGCAGCCAGGTGTCCTGCAGGGGCCAGGGCTTCCCAACCTGGATGCAATCGGCGCTCCGAGCGATCTGCTCACCGCTGAGAATACGGGTGCTCTGCCATCCGTTCCCAGTTGACATTCCCTCCTTCTGTAATGAGGAACCCAGATCGGGTTCCAAGGAGGTACAACATTGCCAGACGACTCAGCTCTGTCACTAGAGGATGCCTTCGCCCAGGCCGTTGAAGCGGAGGGGGACCAGACAAGCTCCCCCGAAGTGAACGCAGACATGTCATCTGCGGGATCAGAAGCCCAGACGGACGGTGAACAAGCAGCCTCATCCGATCGGGATGAACAAGCGCCAGCCAGTGAACTCGACGATCTCCTCACCAACCTTGATGGTGGTGAGCAGTCCGCTGGTCTCGAACTCGGCTCTGCCGAGTGGTGGGACCAGCAGGTTGAGATTCTCGTCGATGGTGTCACCACCGACATCTCTTTGAAGGAGATGCGGGACGGCACAATGATGCGTGCCGACTACACGAGAAAGACTCAGGAACTCGCCCGAGAGCGACAACTGAACACGGAAGCTGCCACCTTCTACACCGAATTCCGAGAAGACCCTCTGGGGTTTTCGAAGTACCTGGCTGCGAAGGCGGAGATCATCCCCCAGGATGGGACGATCCCCGACAAAGGGCTGAAGCTCTTTACGGAAGCGGACGTGGAGGAACGTGTCCAGTCGCGTTTAGAAGAAGCTCTCGACAAGCACCCTGATGTGGTAGCAGCAAGGAAGAGTGACTCGGCCAATGCGGTCACCAGGGTCTTCGCCGACCTGGAGCAGAAGTACGGGAGTCGTCTCAGCGACGAGAACCGCAACCTCGTGCTCCAGCATGCGAAGAAGACTGGGACCACAGACGTTGAGGTCGCATTCGAATCGCTGCTACTCCGTGCCAGTCAGCAAGCTCAGATGAGGGCAGAGGCGGCCAAGACCTCGACCACCAAACAGGGAGGATCCCCGACTGGGGAGACACCCTTCGAGGAACGGATCGAGTCTGTCGAGGACGCTTTCAATTTCGCCCTCAGAACACTAGAGGCTCCTGTCGGCTCCTAGTGGTGGAATCTAAGACAGCGTGCGGGAGGTGAAACAACCTACATGCCGAACTCAACTTTTGGCACTGACGGTCTTCTGGCCACGACGCTGAAGGCGTACCGTACGACGCTTGCGGACAACATCTTCACGTCCAAGATCCTGCTTTGGATCTTGAACGCCGCTGGTTCTATCGAGAACCAGGACGGAGGCGACAAGATCGTTCAGCCACTCATGTACGCCCAGGCACCCAACAAGGGTTCTTATTCAGGATCCGACGTGTTCTCAACTGCGGACAATACGGGTATCTCGGCTGCTGAGTTCCCATGGCGACAGTACTACGGCCTGTTCTCGATCGAGGGGCTAGAGCGTGCGAAGAACCAGGGCAAACCTGCCCTGCTCAAGCTGCTCCAAACCCGTCTGATGCAACTGGAGATGACCATCTCCGAGCAGATGGAGACCATGCTGTGGGGCGACGGTTCTGGCAACGGTCAGAAGGACTTCTACGGACTTCAGACCATCGTTGATTCCTCCGACCCCTCTTGGGGGGATTTCGGAGGAATCGATCGAACTGCCTCGACTGGCGCATACTGGCGTGCGAAGGAGACCGCCCTCGGCGGCGCTCTGACGCTCGCAGCCATGTCCACGATGTACAACAACGTCTCGGAAGGGAATGACCACCCGTCGAACATCCTCACGGATCAAGACGAGTACGAAGCCTACGAGGCGCTCGTTGCGGCGAAGTTGCAGGTAGAAGACACCAAGATGGGAGATGCTGGTTTCCAGAATCTCATGTTCAAGGGTGCGCCAATCGCGTTCTCTGCGAACTGTCCAGACGGGGACGTCTACTTCCTCAACATGCAATACATCAAGCTGACGAAGCTCTCCAACGTGTGGTTCTCACCGTCGGAGTTGCAGCAGCCCACGAACCAGGATGTGTTCTACCAGCACTTGCTGTGCTACGGGAACCTGAATGCGACGAACTGCGCCCGTCAGGGGAAGATCACTGGAGCAACCTAAGACACAGGCTCGGCGGAGCCGATGGGCGACCTAGGGTCGTATTCCGCCACATACATCCCACGTTGGGGAACGTAGCAGCCTCCAAAGCTGTAAGACAGGGTTCGACTCCTTGGGGATGTGCGATGAGAGAAACAAGACGAGCGCATTCAGGCCACCCTGGCACCCGCCTTGCCGACGGCGGCAAGCGGGCTGCTGGCACTGGTGGGGACCGCACCCGGGCGGTCACCCCCGTACGGGAGTTCGCCCCGACCGTGTGCATGAATCTGACGAAGAAGGGGGAAAGCTGCAGCGCCCCGCTCAAGAGGGGTTTCAACTCCTGCGTCCACCACCCTGATGACGACAGCTCTTAGCGCTCTCCGCACCTTCGTTCGCAACCAGACTCTGGTCGAGAGCGACGATGTGTCGGATGCGAACCTCAACACGATGATCAATGGCGGCCTCAACGAACTGAGCCTCATGTTTGACTGGCCATTCCTGCAGGCAGAGGGCACGGTGACCACCGTGGCCGGCCAGATCAACTACTCCCTGCCATCCAACTTTCGCAAGATGTTCGTTGTCCGTGACGAGGATAGGCGGGCCACCCTGACCCGCACCTTCCAGCAGGCACTGAACCGCTGGGGTGGAGATCCGCCGACAGGAGGGGACGCCTCCTGGTACTACCTGTGGAACGATGACATCTGCCTGGTTCCAATCCCGTCGGATGCGGAGTCGGCCGAGTACCGCCTGTACTACCAGAAGGGCATCACTGAGCTGGCATCGGATGCCGACATCCCCGAATTTGCATCCGAGTTCCACCTCATCTCGGCTCACTACGCCATCGCTCGAGTGTGGGAACATCAGGAGGATTTCCCGAAGTCGGATTCTGCGGACCAGAAGTTCATTGCTGCTGCTGAGAGGATGGCGCGGTACTACCACCAGCGAGCTGACCTCAGTCCGCTGATCTTCGGTGACGGGATCCGTCCCAGCATGTTCGCCAACAACAACATGCCGTTCCTTGACGACGCCACCTAATGGCTGTAAAGACGCCAATCGGGCGCATCCCCCTCCCAGGCTGGGCGCTGGGCCTCAACCGTGATGCCGACCCGTTTCTTCTCGAAGCAGAGGAGTCCCCTGATGCTCTCAATGTCGATTTTGGATATCGGGGGTCGGTCAAGAAGCGCAAAGGCTATGCCGCCTGGTCTGAAGATGCTGGTCTGGTCGACTCGCCACGGGCGATGCTCCGCTGGAAGACCGTCCTTGGAAATGAGCATCTCTTCTATGTCGCCGATGACGGCACGGTGCTGGGCGGAACTTCCGCCCCGCTGACCGACTCCACCCAGGATGTCGGTTCCTGGTCGCTGAACGAGGAGTACAGGGTGGGGATCGCCTCCCTGAACGACGTGGTCTATTTCACTGCTCTGGGCACGACCAGCATCCCCGCCTACGACGGTTCCTCCTGGTCGGCAATCACCGCCACAGCGTTTGACGGCACCTCTGCCAGGTTCCCGAAAGCGCAGCACCTCGTGCTGCACCATGACCGCATTTTCGCTGGCAACGTCAAAGCCTCAGGGGGCACCAGATACGCCTCCAGGGTCCATTGGTCGGACGCTCTTGACGCTGAGACCTGGACGGCATCCTCGTACATCGATTTTGATCCTGATGATGGGCAGCAGATCACAGCGATGCACCCCTTCGGGGAGCATCTGGTCATCTTCAAAGACCACCGCCTGCAACTCCTCACGGGCAAGTCAGAGGATTCGTTCGCCAGGTACAACCTGGACTCGGAGATTGGTACTACCAGCCCAGGCACAGTGGTGCCGTACTCCACAATGCTGTACTTCTTCGATCCATCCACGGGGGTTCATCGGTTCGACGGGGCGTCGATCCACCCGATCGATGCCCAGCTCAATCTCTACATCCTTGATGGCCAGAACCGTGACTACACCCACAAGAACTACGCCTATATCCATGAGGGGCGCTACTACTTGAACATCTGCTGGGGGTCCGATGCGTTCCCGTCCCGCACCTTCATCCTCAATCTGGAGACGGGGGCTTGGGGCGAGTACGACTACGGGGTGTACGCCTCGGCGGTGTTCGGCAACGCCCTGCTGGGTGGCGGCCCAAGGGACGCCTCGGGCATCTACACCTTGCAGTCGGGTCTCAACGATGACGCTGCAGCGATCGTCGCTTACTTCAAGACGGCCTGGATGAGTCCTGATGATTCGCCTTCGGCGAAGCATCGGCTGATGCGGCTCGATTCGATATGGAAGTCAATCGGGGACCACGACATCACGGTGAACATGTTCCGCGACTGGTCGAACTCGTCGGCCCTGTACACCCAGGAGATCGACACTGATCCTGGGGCTGCAGGCTGGGGGGTCGGGGAGTGGGGTTCGATGCTGTGGGGCGCTCCTAAGTCGGAGGTCTATTCGAAGACGACGGGTTGGGGAAATTCTCGTTGGCAGTCAGTGCAGTTCGAGGCTCG